AAAGGAATTTCCCAGGCGAAAGCCTTTCAACACATAAGACTCTTGCCATTACCAGTACAACGAAACAAGTATTTCCGCGAATGAGAACCCGGCAGGCGGTTTTGAGGTGGGGTAGCGCAACTGCGGGATGTGGGTGGAGACTTGGACACTTAAGACTTGACACCAAACCGGACGGGAAAAGGTAATGCCAGGGCCAAGAGGAAGCATAGGTTTCTATCCGAATATGCAGAATCCGATGAAGGAATACAGTCAGCCGGAGGAAAGCCAGTTTAGACAAAATTTGTCGTTTCAGCTTCAGTTTATATATAACGCAATAGATAATGTTTCCAGAATTAAAACGAAAAGTTCCTCGGCTGCGGCATTCAGACATGAGTTCATGCTCAGGAGAAGTTCCTGATGGGAGATTCATTTGAGATACTGGCTCAGGCAGTAGGAGATAACTCCCTGAACGATACGCTGACGGTAGCTTCTGAAACGCAGATTATCATTAGCAAGATCGTTATTACCGAAACGGCCGGCGGAACGCCCACATATTCGGTATCTATAGCCAAAGCTGGCGCAACCAATGCTGATAAGCAATACCTGGCCAAAGATGTCGCCCTAACCGCCAGGCAAAGAGTCGTTTTAGGAGAAGGAATTACGCTGGATGAAACGGATGTTGTCAGATTTGATGGCTCAACTTCAGCCGTGACAATTCAGATATTCGGCGTTAATATAACAAATAATTAGGAGGGTAGGGTCGTGGCAAAGTTCATGGATGATTGGGGATGGTCATTAGGTCTTGGAGCGCTGGTAGGGGGACTCGGGGGCTTTGATAATCCTGCGGCGTGGGGTTCGGCTAGCGGTGCGTTACTTAATGCGATCAGAGGAAAGAATATTGGGAAGGGAGCCCTTGCTGGTGGAATCGGTGGATGGGGCGGCGGTATGGGTAGGCAATCTTGGGATAGGTCGGTGGCAGACCCAGGATTGAGGGCCGCTCATGCAGCAGAGCAGGCTAAACTCCCCGCAAAATATAGATCAGCATATAAACGCCCACCATTGAATTTGAGCTGGCATGGCGGCGCAGCCACGCAGAACCCGTATGAGCCAGATCCTTCACAAATGAAGGCAGCGTGGAAGGACCCTAAATTTGCCGCACAATATATGATTGCAAAAGCAGGTGCTCCTCAGGGTCAATCTACCCTTGCGAAGTGGGCATGGCCTATAGGCGCTGGTGGCGCAGCATATTATGCTACCAAAGAAAAACTGGATAAAGATTACGACAAAGATTTAGAAAAACTGAGAGCGGCCGGTGAAGCAGCTAAAGAATATCCTGTTGGAGCAGAGGGTTTTGCTCATTTCCAAGCAGCTGTAAGGGCGTGGAAAAGGGGAGATAAAGAATTAAGGGCAAAGTATGAAACATTGGCTGATCTTTTGGTTGCATATGGGCAGGGGGAAAGAGAAATAGCAGGAATAGATGTTAGTAAGTACGATGCCCCATCGGTATTTATAGGGCCAGAAAAGTTTGATGAACAACAACAAACAGTAACTGCGGCTGAAGGTGGATACATCGAAGGATACCTGAAAGGCGGTGATGTGGATGTGATGGATACCCTTTCCGATGCCGCTGGTGGTGTGGGGGGTGGCCTTTCCGATGCTGCTAAATGGTATGGCGGAGAGATGAGTGATACCACTAATATAGATAGGATGAATTCCCAGGTTGGCGCCCTAGGCGGCGAGGAAATTACCGATGTAATTCCAAAGGGAATTATTGAGCAGATAATAGAATGGATAATTGCAAATGGCGGAGAACCAACTTTGGACGCTATTATTGCGAAAGCTGAGGAATGGGGCGTCCCGGTTCCACCGTCACTGAAGGCGAAAGATGAAATGCAGAAAAGAGCCATTCGAAGGCATATGCCAACGGCTGATCCTGAACCATTAGCCGGTATGGGAGCTCCACTGCCGCCTAGCCTGCCCACGGGTCCGGGTTTAGGACAACCAGCCGGTATGGGCGCCCCACTGCCGCCTGGCCTGCCCCCTGGCCTGCCCATGGGTCCGGGTTTAGGACAACCAGCCGGTATGGGCGCCCCCCCGGGTATGGGAGTTCCTGTCAGACGCGCCTGGGGAGGCCCGGCATCCCCTTACTGGGATCGATACCAGTACGGAGGTGAAGTCATGCCTCCCACTAGGCCGGTTTTAGGACAACCAGCCGGTATGAGCGCTCCACTGCCGCCTGGCCTGCCGCCTGGGCCGCCTTTAGGGCAACTGACCACTGGCCTGCCGCCTGGGCCGCCTTTAGGGCAACTGACCACTGGCCTGCCGCCTAGGTCGGCTTTAGGGCAACCTACCGGTATGGGCGTTCCACTACCGCCCGGCCTGCCGCCTGGGCCGGGTTTAGGGCAGCCTGTCGGTATGAGAGCTCCACTGCCGCTTGGCCCGCCCACTGGACCGGCTTTAGGGCAACTGCCCCCTGGCCTGCCGCCTAGGACAGGTTTAGGACAACCAGCCGGTATGCCGCTTGGGCCGGGTTTAGGGCAACTAGCCGGTATGGGAGTTCCTGCTAGACGTGCATGGGGTGGCCCAGCAGCCCCATATTTGGATCGATATGATGACGGCGGATACGCCCACGGCGGATCGCCCTTTCCAAGGCAAGATGATATTCCTGCCATGTTAAGTGACGGCGAATTCGTGATGACCAAGGATGCCGTGGATGCTGCCGGCGGGCCGGGTCCGATGTATGATCTTATGTACGATCTTGAGGGAAGGGTTTAATCATGGTTGACACTTCTTTTCAAGGATTTCCAACTACAGTTCAACAATCAGTTCAATTTTTAGACCCGTACAGCAAAGCCCAACAAGTCCAGTTGATGGAAGAGGCGAGGCGCGTTGCGCTGGAACGAGTTGAAATCCCCAAGCAAGAGGTTGCGGAGTTTACGCCAGATCAGGAAAAAGCTTTTAGGTTATCGCGTCAGGGTGTAGGTGCATATCAGCCACTACTCACCCAGGCTGGTAGCGTTGACGCTCAGGGTAATCTGACAGGACTGTACGGGCAGGCTGCCGGTCAATATGGCGCGGTTGGAGCGCCGGGCGTAAGGGGTACTGGTCAAGTTGGCGCAATAGAAGAAGGACTTGACCTTACTCGCAGAGGAATCGCTCCAACCACCGAAGGATTAGCTGCGATTGAAGGGTTAAAGACGGGTTCGCAAGCATATCAAAGTCCGTTTCAGCAGGCTGTTATTGATGAAGGCCTTAGAGAAATTAACCGCCAATCAGATATCGATGCTCAGAAGATAGGAGCGCAGGCGGCGAATGTCGGAGCATTCGGCGGATCCCGGCAAGGAGTTCTTGAAGCTGAACACCTTCGGAATACGCAGTCTAGGCGCAATCAATTTATTGCTCAGATGAATTTGCAAAAATATAATCAGGCTCAAAAGATGGGACTTGATGCGGCCAGTGCTTACAATGTGGCAGGAAAACAATACGGTCAAATAGGCGGTCAGTTAGCCACCATTGGTGGTGGTTTTGGAACTGTTGCTCAAGGACAGGCTAATATTGCTGAGGGCGTTGGTGCCCTTGGTCAGGCTGGCGCCCAACTAGGAATGCAGGACATTAATGTTTTATCTCAACAAGGCGCGGTTCAAAGAGCGGCAGATCAGGCGCGAGAAGACGTAAAATATCAACGGCAACTTCAAAAGGAATACGAACCCTACCAGAGAGTTAGTTTCGTGTCGGATATTCTCCGCGGAACTCCATCTGGTGGTCAAACACTCTCCGTGTCAGCGGCACCTCTTCCGAACCCATTTACTCAGGCCCTTGGTACAGGACTGGCAACGGCTGGACTGTTCGCTCCGAGGAGAAATTAATAGTCATGGCTAAAATGGAAATAGTTGTCACGGCAAACATCGACGGCCGGCCGGTTCCTGGAACGCCTTACAGGCGTGTTGTGGATGTGGACGAATCTCAGGTTTTCTCTTACGAGGAGGCGGATGATGGAAACTCAACCACTTTCTCTGTCATTCCTATGGCCCAACTGGCCACGATCAAATGTCTTGTAGTAAACCCGGATCAGGCGGTCACAATAAGGCTTGATGGCCAGACCGATGCGGGTATTGCTCTATCGGCCGGCGGACTGCTCTGTATCGTGGATGCCACGATCGATGCTGGTGCCGGCTCGAGCAATGCTTCTGTCAACAATAACAGCGGATCCACGGCTGTTCTGAATGGTGGCGGCGGAGGGACATAATGGCAAGAAACACTCTTGATAGGCGCCTATTTAACCCGCCTACGCCTCCTGCCCCCCTTCGAAACTCCCAAGAACCTCCCCGAGGTCTAGAGGCCCTACGTCTAGAGGCCCTACTTCGACAGGCCGAGGGCTATGGCGGCGGTGACACAGGCCCCAGAATGCCGTCAGGACCCGCCCTGATGGCCGCGGGGGCCTCTCTCATGGCGGGAGGCCGAAACCCCTACGGCACGACTTCGGGCGTATTCAGCGAGATGGGAGCGGCTCTGGCGGCCGCTAACGCCGTACAGGCCAGGGAGTCTGCCATTGAGGCGAAACAAATAGAATCTCGTAAAACTCGCCGGGCGGCCAATGTCAGGGCTATTTGGAAGGATCAAGCCAGAGCGAAGGAGAAACTTGAGGCAAGAACTGCGGCTTCCCTGAAAGAAACGAGAACGGCAAACCAAAAGATTAGAAAGGGAATCGCCGATGCGGCTTCCACAGAAGCCAATGAGGAATTATGGCTCGTTGACCGCGAAAGCGAAATACACGGATGGGAAACTTCAATAGAAGATTTGCAACGAATTTATAAAATGGCACAGATGGACAAGGAGGCAAGGGTCAAGGCGAAGGTTGGTGCCGAAGAAATAAGCAAAATTTACACTGATATCATTAATAGCGGCGAGGAAGTTATATCTGCGAAGGTAGAAAAATATGTTCAAAGGCTTCCCGGTGGGCTGAGTGATCCTGGTCTTGATGTTAAGTACTTACGAAAAGCATTAAGGAAAATCAAAGTTGGCCAAAAAAAGGATACAGAAGGAAAAGAAAGACTTAAAAGATATAATGTTCTTGCAAAGACAATAAGAGATTCAGGATCTCCAGAGGACATTAAAATTTTAACCCAAGCTATTATGGACTTTGGAAAGAAGGGATTATTAGGCTTTGATGAAGAGAATCTTCAACTTCTTGCCAGTAATGCCGCGGGAGTAGGTGCAGAATTAAAGGCAATGCGCACCCTCCAAGGAAGTGATTCCGTAGCCAATCTCATAAAACAAAGAGATCAATTCAAAGAGGGTTCGAAGAAATGGATACTGCTAAACAAAAGACTTTCACTAAAAGTTAATAGAGCTAACAAATTTATGGGCGTAGATGACAAGGGAAATGTAATAATTCTTGAGGGGCCTCTTGCTTCAAAGTGGTTAACAAACCTTGTGAAATCAAGAACGCAAACAAAAGTTTTTCAGGGCGAAAGAATAATTCTTGAACTATATGATTTTTACGATAATCACATGAAAGAACATTACTTTGGAGCTAGAGGTCAATTCACGGCATTTTTAAACTCCATAAGTCAGTTTTTACCATTTCTTTATGACGAAGGGTTTACGAAGAGTCGAGTTCACATGGGCGCGGTTCAGGAAAAGGGAATCGCTCTTATGAGAGCCTTTCCTGGCAAAAGAATGTTACCTGTTTATGTGGATACTATAAAAAAACTCTTCCCTACAGATACCCCTTTTAAAGGTGGGAGGGATGCCGAAACGAGAGTTCAGGCACTTATAGAAATATTCAGGGAAAGAACTATGTTTGCGCAAGGTAAGCTGGATCCAAGTGTAAAATCTATCGTTGATCCGGAAACGACCATACATGATATTCTCAAGAGGGTTAGGGATAAGAAAATAAGTTATGGCGTGGGGCTTCAATTCTTGCGAATACACCCTGAATTCAGAAAGGGTCGGTAGTAATGTCAACGCCAGAAGAGTTTTTAAGAAAGTCTCTTGGTAAAAGACCAAGGCCAAATCTTACCCTTGGTGGTGGTCGTTGGATGTCTAGAACTCAAGACGATCCATACGAAAGCGAAAATACTAGGGCCCTTAGATTGGCGAAAGAAGGTGGGTATGATCTTACAATTGGAGCGGGTGCTGGATTGAGAGCGAGATTGGCTTGGCAACCGGATCCGAAAGTAAAAGAAGAAATTCTTACAAAAACTTTGGGCAGTGGAAACTGGAAAAGGAATGAGTCAGGAGCTCTTCTTGTAAAAGTCAAAGACCCTAAAGATGCCAGTAAAGACATTTGGACATTAGTTGACGAAAGAGGACTTTCTTGGGGAGATCTTGCTGATTTCGCTGGTTCTGCTCCAGAAATTGTTGGAGGAATTCTTGCATATGCGGCAGGAACAGCACTTGGTATTACACCGGCAGGTTGGGGCGTTGCTGGGCTGGCTCTTCTGTCTGCACTTGGAGCGCAGCTTTTTGGAGCTGGATCGGAAGGAATATCAAATCTAATTGAAGACGTAAAACGATCCGCTGATATGCTTACAAGAAGAGCTACCGGCGTTGTTGCCGAAACAGCTGTTGGTGTAGCAGGAGGATCTTTAGTACGCATCGCCCAAAAAACTGTTGGAAGAGGTGTTGCACCCTTTGGTAAATATGTAAGAGATTTTGACAACTTAAAAGTGCAAGCGGCGGCGGATAGATTTGAACAAGAAACCGGAGTAAGGCTTGTTCGCCCTGCCGCTGAAGTAACACAGTCTCCACTTCTTCGGCGTTTGCGGGGAATATCATCGAAAGTTCCTGGCAGTGCTGGAATTATTGAAGTAAGCGAAAGAGAAGCTGACGAAGTTATAAGGTTGTATCAAAGACATGTTGCCGGAGATGCGATAGAAGCCGGAGAAATTGGCGCATTAATAGCAAAAATTGTAAATAAAGAGCGTAAAGCCCTTCTGGGTGAAGCCGCTGCTTTACGGGTCGAAACTGAAGCAAAAGCCGTAGCGGGACTTGAAAGAGTTGGAAAAAAACTTTCTCCAGTACAGCAAAGTATTGAGGATTCATTTCAAGTTGCTATAAATGGTGCAAAAAAATCAAGAAAAGTATTCAGGGATAAAATTAAGGGTATGTATCAAGATGTAAGAGATGCTATTGGAACTGATGATGCCTTCGTTTCTACCACATCGCAAAAAACAGCAATTCAGAAAATAATTGAAAAAATGCCCAAAGAAGAAGGCGGTGAAATGGCGGAAGCTTTTGTTACGCCGGAGCTTCGCCGTTTTCTTTTGAGTTATGATAATTTAGCAAAAAAACAAACATTAGACTCAACATTAACAATTAGAAGAATGGTGAACGATGCTATGACTGAAGGTGATGCCCTTCCTAAGAGTTTTGTTCATCACCTTGGAAAATTAGCCAAAGCGGTAACGAGAGATTTGCGAAGATCCGCCTCTAAACACCCAAACAAGGAAGTTAAAAGACTTCTTGATTTGGCTGCAAGTGCATATAAAAAAGATTTCGAAAAGTTTTTGCAACCAGGGGTAGTTGAAATATTCCGAGAAGGAACACAAAAGGGAGTGGCAACCGCAGCAACCATTGCTGGCAAACTTGTCGGAAAAGGAAATATTGATGTAGCTAAGAATTTAAAGGCTGTTCTCTCTCCAAAGGACTGGGGGCAAGTTCGAAAGGGTATTTACAATAGTGCTCTTGAAAGTTCAAAATCAATTCGTAGACCCGGTTTTATGCAGCCAAAAGTTCTTTTGGATGCTATTGATGGTATGTCTGAAGAAATGAAAAAAGAGGTTTTCGGGAAAAATTATCCCGCTCTTATTAGGAACCTGAGAACTTATGCGGCCAGACATAATGAGCTTCCCCTTGAAGAGGCGATGATCCCAAAGGGAGATGTTTTGACTCCTACATACGATCTTATTGGCGGTCTGAAAAGAGCCGCCGAGATGGAGGCTAGGGCACAGAAAGATTACGAAAATCTAATCATAAAACCATTCATTCGTAATGAAATTGGAGAATCTTCAATACAACCGGAAGAATTTATTCGACACATGTTAAAAAATGGAAACGTACAGCAAATCAACGAAGCTATGTCGATATTTTCTCCTGAACTTCAACAAAAAATTAAAGATAAGGCTGTTCAGCATATTTTCGAAGATTCCGCCAGGCCAGCAACGTATGTTGATAAAATCAGATTCCTTTCTGGACGTACAGCTCAAGGAGATCCAGGCTCTGCATCATATCCAACATATTCTATTCCTATTATGAGCGGAAAGAAATTGGTTGAAAATCTACGAAGAGGATACGGATCCGATCAGTCTTCAGCAAGAGCAAGACTAGAAGCACTTATTGGAAAAGAAACTTTAAGAAAGTTAGATGATTTGGGGGTTATTTCTGCCGCAAGAGAAAAAGCCAGCGAAGAATCGGCTGCTGCTGGTGGACTTATTGCTGGTTCGGTTATTGCGGATATTGCGAGTGGTGGACTTAAGGGTATTGTTCAAACGGCTAAGTGGAGATTTATTGCCAGGGTCATGGAAAGCAACCTGGGACACAAATGGCTTACCAGTGGTTTGAATATGCCAAATCTTCATGGACTTACAAAAGCAGCCATTTTGGGTTCACAAACAATTACTCGTCTTAAAGAAGAGTTTGTTAAAGACCCTGATTTATTGAATCAAATTTTAGAACAGCTTGGACTTCCTCCGATCACTGGGGAGGATGAAGTTCCTGATAAATCAGATCCAGCCAAAGCATGGTTAGATGATCAACTGAAAAATCCACCCGCGCCGGCCGCACCACCTGCACCTCCGCCGGCCGCGGGACCTGGACTAATGGCCGCACCACCTCCGCCACCCGCATCGCCCGCACCTTCGCCGGTCGAACCCATCGCATCCGCGCCGGCCGCGGGACTTGGAATGATGGCCGCGCAGGCGCCAGTCGAACGATCTATCAGCGCAGGCGTGGCGGGCAAAGATCCTAGAACTCAAGCATTACTCAGGCAACTCCAGAATAAAGACTACTCTACCTTTAACGATCCCATGGCGATGGCTTAATTGTTATCTGGTATAAACCCATCTGGCATCTTTGGATACATATTCCTGAGAATCGTATCTTCGTCAGCTGCTTCCATTAGTATATGTGCCGATATTGCGTTCATATTGTAGGCCATTTCCCTGACAGAAAGAAGGTTTTTGAATTGCCTGGTGGTACTGATCAAGATCGCGCTGTAAACTTCCTCTGCCTTTGACACATCCATATCATCGCGTATGCTTTCTGCCAGTTCGTTAATTTTTTCCGACACTCTGTTTAGAATTTCCGTTCTTTCCATTGTGGAGCCTCTCTCTCATGGTTCGGAAATGGCACAGTAAATTTCGCGCCAGAAAAACAAAAACGGACGGTATCATTTTCGACTCCAAAAAGGAAGCAATTCGGTATCTCGAATTAAAGACCCTTTTCGAGCGAGGCGAAATAAAAGACCTGAAATTACAATTTAAGTTTGACTGCATAGTCAACAACAAGAAAATTTGCTACTACCTAGCCGACTTCGTTTACCTTGATTGTGAAGGGGAAATAGTGGTCGAGGATGTGAAATCGGACTACACAGCAAAAAACCCTGTCTATCGATTGAAGAAAAAGTTGGTCGAAGCACTACATGATGTGGTTATTACTGAGGTAAAATAGGTTGACAGTCCTTATTTTTTCAGGTAGCGTCTTGAGGCCCGTTAATAGAGGAGGACTTCTTGTGAGGAAATAGCAGGCTTATTCAGCCAGTAAGAATTTTCAATTTCTCAAAAGCACGGCAAAACGAAAGGCACGGCGAACAGCCACGCCAATCAAAGTTTACGCCCTGCGAGAGGCAGAATCATGGCAAAGACAAAGCTTCAAGCCGATCTGAAGCAATTCGAAAATACCCTTAAAACTTTGGGGAGTGATCAGGAATACAGCCCATCGTTTGCCAAGGGTCTTATGGAATTGGCCGATGCATCGGTAAGGGCGGCTCAGGCCGCCAAGAAAAAGATTCAGTCCCTCCTGATGCAACATCACCATGCAACCACAAAACACCTTTTCGCTCTTGACGGCAAGGACACCGGAACCGTCAATCAACATTTCGGACCGAATCATCAACTGAAAATCGTCAAGCGCAAGAAGGTGGAATGGGATCAGAATCACCTTGAATTCCTGATGGAGAATCCTGATGTTTCTCCATACATCGAAACAAAATTTAATGTTAAAGAGGCCGAGTACGACAAGGCACCGATATCCATCAGGGACAGACTTGATGGTGGCCGTACCGTTGTGCCGTCCGATCCTGTTTTCTCAATAGAGGAGAGGTAGGCCATGGATATGGTCAGCAAGGCTGAAAGAAACAGGGAACGAAGAGGGCAAAAGATAGCTCTCATCGGGGAAAGTGGTGTAGGTAAAACCACTCAACTTTTTTCTCTTCCGCCAAAAAAGACGCTTTTCATTGACCTTGAAGCTGGAGATCTGGCGGTAGATGAATGGGAAGGCGTTTGTGTCCGGCCAAGAACATGGGAAGAGTGTACCGACCTCGCTGTACTGGTTGGCGGCATAAACCCTGCTCTTGAAAAAGCAAAGGTTCCGTACTGCAAAAAGCACTACGATCATTGCATCAAGAAGTATCCAGAACTTCACAAGAAAATAGCCGATCTCGAATATCTGTTTGTGGATTCGCTAACACACACAGGGCGACTGTCTTTTCAGGAAACCTCAAACACGCCCGAAGGCCTAAAGGATGCTCGAAAGGCTTATGGAGCGCATGGTCAAAACATGATCAGGTGGCTTACCCAGCTTCAACAAACCAGGCACATGCACGTTATCTTCCTTTCGATTTTGAATGAAAAGGTTGATGACAATGGTGGCCGGTACTACGACATGCAGATCGAGGGCTCAAAAACCGGAGAAGAGCTTCCAGGCATCGTCGATGAACTGATCACAATGGTGATAATGGACCCGTTTACTCCGAATCCGTACCGCGCCTTCGTTTGCAAAAAGTTGAATCGCTGGGGATATCCCGCCAAGGACAGGGCCGGAAAACTTGAAGAGCAAGAACCGCCAAACCTTGGTGCGCTTATCGAGAAACTGAAAAAGCCCAGATCACAAAAGCTGTTTGACACCCTGAACTTCGATCTTCCAGCACCGGCAGCCATTGCCGAGGGATCCGAAGACACCCCCCCCGAGAAGGAGTAAGTATCATGAGTCCGATGGATTTTGGTGTAGATGAGTATGCAGGATCGGGAGAGTACGATGTTCTTCCGCAGGATTCGATTGTCCCGCTAAGAGTCGATCTCGAAAGGGATAAAGAAAACCCGGACCCAAAAAGCAGTCTGTTTTATCATTCCAACCAGCCGAATTCGAATGTCTTGTTCATGAAATGGAAATTCACGGTTCTGGCTGGAAAATTCAAGGATACATGGTTCAGGAACAATCAAACCGTAGCCGGTGGTCAAATAAATGCCAGCGGCCAATCAAAGGGCGCGGTTGTCACTGGGCGCATGGCGAGGCAGATTATCGAATCTTCCCGCGGTATCCGTTCGGACGCAACCGATCCCAATAGTGCGGCTGCTCGAGTTCTTCAAAACGACTGGCCGGATCTGGACGGGATGATATTCCTTGGAAAGGTCGGAATCGAACCCGCAAAACAAGGATATTCAGCCAAGAACAAGCTGGTGGCTGGAATTCCGCCCGATAAAGAAGATTGGTATGACTGGAGGCAGGGTGGTGGAACACCCACGGCTGTCGCGCCTCCCGCGGTGAATACTCCTAATAATGCCGCGCCACCTGCGACAGCCCCTTCGGTAGCTCCAGTGGCGGTCCCTGCTGCTGGTTTGACGGGGGGTTTCGAACCTCCGCCAGCCGCTCCTGCCGGCAAAGGTGGTGAGCGTCCAGACTGGGCCTGATTTGACCGTGCGCTCTTAAGGGCGCCGCACGGCCAGTCCCATGGTTGGACGGTTCATTATGTCAAAAGCTAAAACTATCCTTCCGTGGGGCTGGCTCTCTGGGGCTGGCAATGATTTTACGCTATTACCAAAAAGAAGCGATTGAAAAGGCTAGGGAAAAACTAAAAACTCATAATAACACCCTGATCATCGCCCCTACCGGTGCGGGCAAAACCATAATTTTATCTGCACTCATAGAAGGGCTCCACGCTGGTGACGGTGGTGGTGGTCTGTTCGGTCCAAAGAAAACCGTGGTTCTTCAGCACCGCCTGGAACTGGTAAAACAAAACTCCGAGAAATTTCTGCGTGTAGTTCCCGACTTCCTCCTAAAAACAAGCATTTTGACCGGCAATGAAAAGGATGCCGAGGGGAGCGTGGTGTTTGCCACCGTTCAAACTCTATCCAGTGAGGCTGGCCTTAACTCGATCACTCACCTTGACTATCTGGTGATCGATGAGGCGCATCATTCAGCTGCTGATACTTACAAGCAAACCATCGATCATTACCGGGAAATAAACTCCAACCTGAAAGTTGTTGGCCTTACCGCCACGGCTGATCGGGCAGATGGAAAAGGACTTGGCGATATCTTCGATAACGTGGCCTACAAGATCGAAACCGACATGCTCATTGAAATGGGCTATCTGGTGCCTCCTGACAGTTATGTCATGGATATAGGAATCAGCGAGGAAATTGATGAACTCGGACAGAAGAAAAAGAATATGTCGGAGGAAAAATTCAACAAAGCCTTGGCCGGACTCTACGAACCCGTGCATTACCGGGTGGTCGAGGAATGGGAAAGAATGGCTTCCAGGAAACATACTATTTGTTTTTGCACGACCATCGATGAAGCTGTTGCGATGTCGGAACTTTTCAAAGAGAAGGGTCATAACGCAGGATATATACATTCCAGGCTTCCTTGGAAGGAAAACAGGCTTGTTATAGACAAATTCCATTCAGGTGAACTTCAAATTATTTTCAATGTCGCCATCCTGACAGAAGGTTTCGATTGCCCCACGGTAAACTGCGTAATGCTAATGCGTTCATGCTCCGCGAAATCCACAATGATTCAGATGGTGGGCCGAGGACTTCGGCCGGTGGTCGAAGAGAAAGACCGCTGGATGGAAAAACTGGACTGCCTGGTCATGGATTTTGGCGATAGCCTTAAAATTCATGGCACCTTCAGGTCTGATGTGAATCTCGAAAAGATAAAAGAGCTCAGAAGAGATCACAGGGTCATCCAGTTGATGTGTCCGAAATGCGGGAAACTCATTTTCGTTGAAGAAGTAGATGAATACTGCCCGAAATGCGGGGAGGAAATCCTGGAAGCAATAGAAGATGGGAGTGATAAAACCGCAAAAGGGCCAATCGGAACGGGTAGAATTCCACTTAAAAACTTTTCCATGGTGCCGATTGATTTAACAAACAATTCCCCATTTGCCTGGATGGATATGGCCAATATATTCCCGAATGTTGGGGGGTCGATCATGGTGGCTACCGGGAGGGATCATTTCGTTTCCATGAAAGAGATAGAAAAGGATGTATGGATGTCGGTTGGAATACCAAGAAAGGGGCTGGCTGAATTTCTCGGTGTTGGCCGGGAGGCCATGGCTTTCGCTTATTGCAATAATTATATGTCGATGCACGAGAATGTTTCCAGCTCCAAAAAGTCATCTTCTTGGCATCGAGAAACGCCTTCAGACAAGCAATACAAGATGATCAAACGTCTTGGGTGGGATCCGAATGCGGGTGACGGACACCCGAACAATCGATACGAAGCCGCATGTATTATTTCATTCTGTTTTCACAAGAAAAAGTACAAGGCGGTTTTGGACTCTGTTTTAGAGAAGAGGAGCGTGGTTCATGGATAAGGAAACCCAGCGAATATTAGGAAAGATTCAGAGACAAATCGACAAAGGCGAGAGCCTCGCCGCGGCGGCCAGCAAGGTTGGATGGCGGCGGCAAAGAGCTCACGCCCACCTGGCGAGAGGGAATCTCACGATCAAGGAAAAGGTCTTTCCCAAAACAAAAGTCGATGCCCCCGAGATTTACCGAAAATTCGGAAAGGTTGTCGCGCATATGATTGAAGACAAAAAATACGGAAGCACCTTACTGATGGTTGCCACATTTTTTGTTCAATTTGTTGCAGATATTGATGACAAGAAAGCCTACAACGTGGTGATTACTCGATTCGCAAACTGGATCCTGGATAAAGCGCCTCACAGAAATTCCGTTCAATTCCTTTTGTATTGTTCCAACCCTAACACCAGTCTTCTAAGAAAAGTGTGTGTAGCGAGGTACTTGATCAATGCCTGAAAAGTTTGAGTTCCTTAAGGGCGATGAAACCGTCTATTCCTCCAGCCTGGATGTCTTTGGCGGGAAAGAACACCAGGCCTGGGGCGCCTGTATTCCTAAGGTAGCCGAACTTCTGGGTGAGTGCGGCTGGGAAACTCGCTTGAATGAACTATCGAAAGATAAGATCAAGCAGCTCATCCTGATCATCACGCTTGAATTTGAAAAATGGATGAAGCTAGAGCAATTGCCGGAAGGTGAGGCTCCGTTGTTTTTCAATACAAAAGTTAAAATAGACCTTCCCAAAGAGAAGGGCGGTTCTACGGGTGGCCTCATCCCGCCTGACATGGAAACGCCAACAAGGCCGAATACCGGTCCTGTAACCGATGCTGATTTTCCCTGGGAAACTGATGGCGAACAATTTTAAGGAGCAAGTAAATGAGAAACGGGAGAAATAAATACAGGAACGAAGAGAGAAGGAAGGGGGGCCTGGCCAATGACTCAAATGACCGGTAATAATTATTTCGCTCGTGTCATAAAAAATATTGAGAAAGGACAGCTTAAAAAACAAAAGAAGCAAAAGCCTCGAAACTATATCGGAGGCTCAGGCCTTGGACGGGAGTGTGAAAGGCGCATCCAGTATGACCTGACCCATCCCGGCATGAAAGAGATGCCAGAGATGCGGATGGTTCGCATTTGGGCCCTGGGTGATGCCATTGAAACTTACCTGAAAACTCTCTTGATAGAGGCTGGGTTCGATCTCTGTACGATTAAGGTGGACGAAAACGGGGACCCGATTTTAGACGAAGAAAGCAAAGAACAGCAGTATAGCTTTTCGATGGGTGATGGTCGGGTCAGGGGCCATATTGATGGTATTTTGCGGAGTGGCCCAAACATCATGATCTACCCCGCCCTATTTGAAGCCAAGTCGGCCAAACACTCATCGTTCAACAAGTTCGTCAAAAATGGTCTTGCTGTAGAAAACCCCTCTTACTATGCTCAGGTTCAATTTTATCAAAAATGCATGAAACTCCTGAACCCGGCTCTCTGGATCATGATGAACAAGGATAATTCAGAAATCTACGCTGAACTTGTTCCTCATCATCCTGCCTTCGCGGATTCTCTTGTCGCCAAGGCAGAAAGAATTCTTGAGGCCACTGACACCGGAACCCTTCTTCCGAGAGGGTTCAACGACAAAACTAACTGGCACTGTAAATATTGTGATTTCCAGAAAGAATGCTGGAAGGAAGAAGAGGCGACTACACCGGAATGGGCGGGATAGATTTCGGCCAGTTCAACAATGAAAACCGGCAAGAATTTAATCCCCACCGAATAGATGACTTAAAAAGAAGCCTGAATGGTTGTGTACTTGAATTCTTGCAATGGCTCTTTCCCGAGGGAAAGTTAAAGGGACACGAGTACACCATAGGCACCATCGAAGGTGGCGTTGGAAAATCCACCAGTTTTAATGTGTTGGCTGGAAAGGAGGGCGTGGGCGGAGATTTTGCTACAGGAGATTTTACTGGCGATTTGATCGATGTCTACTGCAAGGCTACCGGAAAAAATTTCAAGGAAGCCCTCCCTGAACTTGAGGAATGGACAGGAATTCCTGCCGTCAAGGAGGCCTCTGAAAATCCGGATATCCTCAACATATCTAACCTGCTGCCGGCAGACTTTGATATCCATAGCGTTCCGAAATCACAAATTACATTTTATACCTATAAAGACTACGACCTGAATACCCTTCTAACAATCAAGAGAGTATCTCACTCAAGCGGGAAAAAGAGTTTCTATCCCGAATTTCCCGATGGTTCTAAAAAGATACCAGAAGACTTTGTTCGTCCTCTTTATAACCTTCCCGGCATCAATGGCGCCAGTACGGTAATTGTTGTTGAAGGAGAGAAATGCGCCGATTACCTCAACTCTCTTGGCCTGGTGGCCACCACCAGTATTGGCGGAGCTGCCATTCCGCCAGAAAAAACAGACTGGAACCCCCTTGAAGGAAAGGTCGTTGTCCTTTGGCCGGACAATGATGATGCTGGAGTAAAACACCAGAAAAGAATACTCGAACGCCTCAAGAAGCTGGGTGTTCGGAAAATTCGACTGGTTAAACCTCCGAGAAATGTGGATGAGAAATGGGACGCAGCTAATTGCGAACCAAAACTTATCAAGAAGCTTCTTTCTGCGGCAAAGGTTATTTACCGTCCTATCGATATCATGACCGAGGAGTTTTCCGCCAAAAGTTATGATGAGCACCCGCCAAAAAGGGAGTTCCTTATAGATGGTGGGTTCGGACTGAATTCATGCTCCATCCTGGCGGCCGAGGGTGGCACCGGGAAGAGTTTTATGTTTCTCGATCTGGCAATCAAGGTGGCTTTTGGAACTATCTACCAAGAAGAGGCCTTTGGCGGACAGATCCAGCAGTCAGGAAGCGTGGTGTACTTCTCTGCTGAAGATGGAAGACCAGACATTCACGAGAGAATTAATTTGGTGGACATAGGAAATCCACCCAGGAGATTCAAAAACACTCCAAATGAATTGAGAATCATTCCCATGCCATCACTTGGAGTGACATTCCCCCTCTTCTATATGAGGGATGGAATACTCACCGAAAGCGATAACTGGTCGAGTATACGAGAGTCCATTCTCGAGATGGATAACCTGAAACTCATAATTCTAGACCCGCTCTCCATGCTGGTACATGCAGATGTAAATGCCGATCCATCCATGGGTTCTTTGATCATGGCAGAGTTCAACCGCCTGGCGGTAGAAACGAATTCAGCCGTATTGATATCCCACCATTTCTCGAAAGGAAATTACGATGCTCCTATTGATACTCCCGAGAAAGCTAGACAGCATGTAAGGGGGACCACAGCATTGGTAGATTCGGCCAGAAATGTCTTTTGCCTTTGGAAAGCTACGAAAACTCAGGCCACTGAATCTCTGGCTAACCTTGGAGAGGAATATCAAAGAAATAAAATTTTTTATGGCGCTACAGTTAAAAGCAATTACCTCACCGAGGACTCGATAAAAACATTTAAAAGAGACTACACCGGAGTTCTTGTTTGTATCGAGAAGAATTATGACTCCTCCAAAAATAAGTCGGATAATTCTCTCAATGAGGAAATCAAAAGAATTATTGCCAAAAGATCCCTCGAAGGCCGGCCGGTAACTCTGAAGGGCGAGGATAAACTTGCGCATGGAGAATTGATAGGAAAATATCAAGATATGATTCAGGGCGTGGAGGGTCTGGACAGCGCTATTAAAAAATTGGTTGATTTTGATCCTGATGTCTTTCAGTGCGGAAGCACTGGAAATGACACCTATCAACTCGATGTAAAGGGAGGACAATATTATGTGCGATGGGTCAAAGCCGGTTACATTAAGGATCACGGGGGTGAGTCTTTTCCGTGCCTTCCAGAGGGACAGGCCGGACTTAAGGGGTTGACAGGCCCCTAGAGGGGTGTGTACTGTTCTTGTTGAAGGGGGGTATATGTCATATTCAGAGAGGTATGACGGCAAACGCCGGGTGATTCGAAGGGCCTTGAAGCTGATGGATAGAATAAAGAAGATGGAAAAAGAACAAGACGCTCTCAAGAATGAGATAGATGTTTTAAAGGGTAGAATGACTGGTGGCGATAGGGCCGCATACGATCTGGTGGTTATTGACGAAAGGAAATGATGATGGCCTATCTTCTGGTAATATTCTGGATGGGAGGTGCATCGATCACGGTTATTGAACCTCCACTGCTGTTACATCCTCGTAGATCTGAAATTTCAGGTTTAAGGAGATGCGTTCAGATGGCACATTCAATTCGAAAGCATTTCAAGAAAAATGCGATCATTAAAATTAAATGCGTCCCCGAAAGGATGCCCAGAAAATGAAATATGGTTCTGTTTGCTCGGGAATCGAAGCGGCCACCATGGCGTGGGAACCACTTGGCTGGAAGCCGCAGTGGTTCGCCGAAATAGAGAAGTTCCCGTCTGAAGTGCTGAAACAGAGATACCCGGAGGTAAAAAACATTGGCGACTTTACGAAAATTACCGCAGCAGATGGAGCTATCGACCTCCTCGTCGGAGGAACCCCATGTCAATCCTTTTCTGTTGCAGGCAAACGAGCGGGACTGGATGACCCTCGTGGCAACCTCACGCTTGAATTTGTCCGGTTGCTCCGAAGAACTAAGCCGAAGTGGTTCGTATGGGAAAACGTACCCGGCGTACTTTCCATCGACAAGGGACGCACCTTCGCAGAGTTCCTTCAAGCGGTGGAGGAGTGCGGGTATGGGTGGGCCTACCGGGTGCTTGACGCTCAATATGTCAGAACACACGGTCATCCCCGAGCAGTTCCCCAGAGACGAAGGCGTGTCTTCGTTGTCGGATATCTTGGAAACCAAGAATGTGCCGGAGCGGTACTCTTTGAGTCAGAAGGCGTGTGCGGGAATCCTCCGCCGAGCCGATCGAAGGGGAAAGTCGCTTCCACCCTTCCTGCGTCAGGTGCTGGCACGAGTCGCCCGGATGGACCGGGACTTACCCAAAAATACGAATTCTGCATAACCGAAAAAGATGCGGCCAAACCATTAGGTTCGCAGGGTAGTGGTTCTGGCTGGCGCAACGATCTTGATCACGAAACCTACATTCCAATACTGGAGGCAGGTGCCAAAAGCGATCCGATGTACACACTCCAAGCAAAAAAACAGCACGCCATAGGAATTGGAAAGGATAGCGGTCAGGACGCCTCAGGCGCCCCTCCAGCCGTTGCTTTCACTCAGAATAGCCGTGATGAGGTCAGGGCCATAGGAGGCGATGGCGGTGTCGCTGGGGCCTTGTCTGTGGATGTCGGGGTGAAACAGCAAACATATGTCATGTCGGCAAGGCAAGATCCGGATGTTCGGATAGAAATATCGCCGCCGATGGGCAAGGAAGACTACGGCCATGCCATGGCAACCGACAATGTATCTCAAACGCTGAACCAGAGGGACGGTAAGGGGCCGGGTTCGTACATGAACGGCTCTTTACAGGGATGCCAGATGGTTTCTGGTATGGTCAGGCGTCTAACACCAACAGAATGTGAGCGTCTTCAGGGGTTTCCTGACGATCACACCCGCATCGCGTGGCGAGGTAAAGCCGCCGAGAACTGTCCTGACGGTCCTCGCTACAGGGCTATAGGCAACTCCATGGCCGTCAATGTAATGGAATGGATCGGCGAGAGAATACAGATGGTGGAGGATATTATCAATGATAGTTGATCAGCCGGAAAAATTTTCTGAGGACCCTTTTGTGGTTGAAACACCAAGTCTTACTCCATTCAATTGCAGTTCTCAGAGGAATGAATGGGAAGAACAGAATTGTACCGGTAAGTGTACATACGAATTCAATAAGGCAGGGTTCACCTGCGATATCCAAAAGGCAATTTACAAGAGCGAAAATGTCACGATAGATATAGCCACCCGAATGGGCTTTATTATCAACAAGGATAAACATGGATGGAATTGTCCGGAGTTCAACCCAAAAGGAAATTGATATGAAAGCACCGAAACGCATTGATGCCGGCACGGAGCCTACCATACAGGATCAGAAGGCGTGGGAGTGGTATGCCGCCAAAGAGATCAGGGAGGGCGGAACCAAGTCCATGGCCGAGATAGTCGGCGTGATCAGGAAGTATTCCACTCCCATGATCAAGTTCATGGCCGATGTGCCAGTGAAAATGACGCTTCGAACAAAAATTCCAGGCTCTCCACATTTCCAGGATATATGCTCCAACATCATCAAGGTGGGGCAGGAGCGCGGCCTGGCAGTCAGAAAACTTGATAGTCCCATGTTATTTGAGTCCTTTCTTTTCGAGGGCCGAAGAGCGTGGCCGGTCGGTTACAAGGAGGGGTTTGACGATCACGAATATGAGGAAAGTCCTATAATTCTGCCCTAATACGCCCCGAAACAGGAGGAGTTAGATGGTTTGAGCGTGTGATTTGTTGGGTCCAAACTGATCGAAGGTCAGCCCCGCCATTCACGGTGCCGCGCGGGGCTGGCCGGGAGAATTCAGAAGGAAAGGAGGCGTCAGTTGAAAATTAAAATACCGATCGATATCAACGATAATGTAGTACAGGTTGAAATGGACCTTGGCCAAATAAATTGCGATGTACAAAACCTTGAGCTTTCCACGATCAGTATGCCGCCGGAAGGTACATTCGGAATGGCCACCAGAAGTATCACCATCGAAAGTTCAAGAATCGGAACACTGAACATTCTCATGAAGGCATCCGACCCGGATAAACTTCTCTTTCCAGGGGAGCTAACTGGCGGGTCCGTGCCGCCATCCAGAGAGTTATATGAATAGGAGGTATAGCCGGCCATGAACGACAAGGATAAGGACCCACGTCCACAGATCGCGGGAGAGGCTCAGTTCAAGGCATCAAAATCATCTGAAGAAAATGGCGGTATCGAGGAGCCAAAACCGAATAAACCGGAAGGCACCATTGCGCTGGATCGTACGGATATTCGGGTACTGGGCTTTTGTCTCGACCATTATATGAAACTTCCCGAGAAGCCCGAGGATGGCCCGCCAGAACAATTTCTCCTGGAGGCCATGGGGCAAATAAAACTGCTGCTGGGAGAGTGGAAATGAAATTTAATTCAGGGGAACGCGACAGGAGAACGAGAATGAAGAAAACTACACGCAGAAAAAAAGGGGTGCAGTCCACCTCGAAGACACCATCACGCCGCTCCAGGCCATGGGGAAGACGAGCGGATGATGTCCCAAAAGAGGAGGATAATGAGAGTCTGGAGTGGCTGGAAGGGGAACAAAAACGACCCAATATGTGGTAACTAACCACCCGTTTTCGCCTCCAGATAGGAAAATGGGTGGCCAAGGGACAAGTGCTTGAAACATATAGCCGTGTCCTCCCTGGACAGAAGGTCAGGTAAAATAAAAAGAATTGTCTTATTGTCCCAGGTGGGAATGAGCCGAATATCCATATATATATAAGAAAAGCGGCCATTCCTGCTTTGGACATACCCTGGGGGGCGCCTCATGCTGTCCCAGGTGGGAATGGGCTTAATAAGTATACCCAACAAAGGAATTCAGGATATTCTAACTTTGGACAGTACGTTAAAGCGAAATGCGGCCAAAATGAAAAGTACATTCTAATGTCAGCGGGCTGGAAACGTATAGTCCATGGGGCGAAAGTCCATTCCCTTAATGTAACTTCTGATGGTTGTATGGTGTCATTGTCCTTGTCGGACAAATGACCGTATGCCAATAAAAACATATCCCTACAGCTTGTGGTCATGTCGGACAGCACGGTTTTCCATTTTCGGCTACTCTCTATAGAGAGAGTAAGTAACGGGCCGCTTTTATGAGCGGCCGTACATTGGAGAAAAATGATAAAATGGACGCCCCAAAAATGATACGAAAAGGAGAAAAAATATGACCCCGGAATGGGACGCGCCTACAGCTGAAAAAATAATGGAATCGGGCCTGGGTTGGAGTGAAGAAGCAAGGTGGAACGGAAACCGGGGGGTAGAATGGATAAATCGATGCAATAACCTGATCTCTCCGTGTAGCTGGGATAAAGAATATCTTAAAAATGGAGTGCCTAGAATTAAAGCCAATGGTCATAATTTCTTGGCCAAACCAAGATTCCTGGCAATTAAGGCGTATCGACAAACACTTATCAAACTCTTTCCAGAACCCTTTACGAAAAATAAGGACCCAGTAAGTATCGTGGTGTTCTGCCTCTGTGGATATTCAAATTGCGTGAATCTAAACCATTTGCCAATTATCTTCAGACAACATAAAGCCGGCCTGAACACTTTCAGAATCGAAACGGATGGAAATGATGGCTGGTGGTCTGGAGCCGAACACTTCTACGCCTCCTACAAAGCCTACCTGTTCGAGGACGCTGCCGCACAAAATGCCAGGGAAGGAACACGGAAACATCAAAGACGAATTCAAGCAAAACTCGCTAGAAGAAAAAGAAAATATACGGAAGGTGAAAGAGCTCGCGCTATTACAATGCTATCAGATGGAAGTATTACATACGAAATGTACAAGGAAATGAAAGCCATATTCCTTGGACTTAGCGAGGATATCTTCGACCAAACAATGATTATCTACGCCACGAGAGCAAGAGATATTCGGGAAGGTAAAATTCAACCAGGATATTTGCCGGATGCAAGAAAAAACCCGTTCAAAGGATTCAAAACCGAAAAGAAAAAAAATGAGCGGTATTGATGCCGCCGGAGTAAAATATGCTGCATAACCGGCGTCCCAGGAAAAAATGGGTAGGTAATGATGCGCTGAACCTGAAAATTAAATTTCCGGTGGCTGAGCGGTATCTCAGAGACTCGCAAATGCCAGATACAATGCGGTGGTATCCAGAGTATGCCTGGGCCGTCATGGGTCCAAGTACCACCGTCCTGGGATGTGCGGGAGTCTTTGACTTCGGATGGTTCCTCGTCGGTAGCCTGTGGGTGCATCCAAGTATACGGGGTCAAGGGTGGGCACGAAAATTAACCGAGGCCCGTATCGAATATCTGAAAACAAATAAGAATCGGTTCCCGAAACTGTTAATTTCACGGCCCAATAACCAGGCATCCAGACATACACTCGTATCCGTAGGATTCAAACCCACAGATATCAATGATGGGGAAGGTGATATTATCTATGTCGCATACCTGATATGAGAGACTGTATGAATTGCCGGCATGCAAGATGGGAAATATCATCGCATACCGGAGAATGTGTGTTCCCGCTTCCAAGGTGGATCCTGGAAATAACCGGCAAAGGAGGAAAAATAAATACGAAGTATCCATATACCAACTGTCCCGCATGGGAAAAAATGAACAAAAAGGTTGAAATTAATATATATTGTCCGTAACTAACGCGGAAAGGAAACGCGAAATGATAAAAACCCCAGGCCTGAAAATAAAAAAACCAGCATTAAGTATAGTCGCAAAAGAATCGAAGAAAAAAACCAGAACACGAAAAAAACCCGAACCGATCGTGCCAGAAGAAGACGGTCTGCACTCTAGCCCTGAACAAAATCTAGTCGATGTGGCACACTCGCAAATGGACGCAGGAACTAAAAAAATTCTGGAGTCTATGTATTTGCACGGAATGAGTATCAAACAAGCCTGCGAACATGCAGGTGTTAAATATTATCGCTCTAAAATGATCGTCGCACGTTCAGAAGTCGCTAAAGCATATATCGAGCATCTACTTGAAAGAGCCGCCGTTATACGCGAATTCGGAGTGGATGACCTGCACCTCGTGGAACTGGTTAAAATACGAGATATGGCCAGAAATACCGGCCAGGGAGCAGCAGCAACTCGAGCGCATGAAATATGTATGAAAGCAATCGGCCGCCTTTCAAAGGAAGAAAGGCCTCAAGATTCACTTAAATCAGTCAAGGAAATGACAAGGAAAGAAATGCTCGAAGAATTTTCTAGATATAAGATGAAGGCTGACGGGGAACCGCTTGTTTCTACTGAGAAATCAGTCCAAAAAGAGAAGGCGGAGCTGCTGGCGCGCGGGTCGCGCCCCGCCGCCATTCTATCGCCCCCCAACGACATCGGCGCGCGCATTAATTTCGCGTGACTGCGCGCGTATCCGTTTTATATGGGAGCCATCGCCGGCGCGCGCGCACGACAAATAATGTCGTTTCTGGACAAATAATGTCTGCCGATGGGAGCCACCGCCGGCGCGCGCGCGCGGCCATTAAATAGTCTTGGGTTTTGGTATGTTTTAGTGGGTTTTGGTAGGTTTTGGTATGTTTTGGTTTGATAGGTTTTGGTGGGTTTTGGTAGGTTTTGGGTTTGGTGGGTTTTGGTATGTTTTGGTAGGTTTTGGGTTTGGTGGGTTTTGGTATGTTTTGGTAGGTTTTGGGTTTCCAGGCGCCGGCGGCCGGCCTGGCGATGAGCTCTTGAGCGAGATAAACTCCAGGCCAGCCACGGCAGCTTATGCCGGCCCAGAGTCTCCCGGTGCTAGCTGTTTTTATTCATAATGTTTTACAGCGGCGGAAATAATGCGTTCCCGTTCCCGCTCCGAAAAAGTTGGCATGAGATAGTTCCCCGATCCAGACTGCGCCGTGAGCAGGTCGAAGGCCGATTTGGTATTCCACTGTTGCTTGAAAACATCCCAATACTTTACTCTTCCGTCATTTCGGATTTTGGTTTTCACTCTCCGACCTCCATGTTTGTGGGGTCAGGAATGACACTGTTGAGTTTTTCGTACAGCTGACCGCATGTGGACAGCGCGCGAGGCGACAGCCGCTCGCCGCAATATTCGCGAATGTTTCCAAGAGCATCCTCCAGCACCTTGACCTCCTCTACGGCCAGTTCAACTTTCACGACCAGTTCAACTTTCATTATTCGATGACCTCCGTGATAGTGTGAAATGCTTTTTTGAGTTCATTGATCAGACCGTGCCGGCCAGTGGTCACACCTCGGTCGTAGGCACTTTCGCTTATGACACGCGCCTCTTGCGCCATCTCTTTTCCGCGCTCGACTCCAGCGTAGAATTTCTCGTTCAGGTCGCCGACATTGAAGGCTCGGGTTTCGAGAACTGATTTGCGGCCCTGCTCGTAACCATT